GCGGCGGCGGGGCGGCGGCGCGGGCGGCGGTCAGCGGGACCAAGGACGTGGTTGCGCGCTTGCGGCCTGGCGCCGCCGGCACCGGCAGCCGCAGCACGGCGGTGGCCGCGTCTGACCGCGCGCCGGGCGGCCGGCCAAGGGCGGGTGCCGGCCCGCGCGGCGCGGCGCCTGGCTGCTTCGGGCGAGTCTGCGGCAACCACGGAGGTGGCGTTGGGCGGCTGGCGACGACCAGCGTCAGGGCGGCGCGCGGGCCTGGCCGCCGTAATGCCGGCGTGGCATCCCGCAGCGCCGGACGCAGCGCCAGCGCGGCCCGCCGCAGCGCCACGGGTGCGATGGCGGCGCCACGCGCGGCCAGCAGCGCCGCCTGGCGGGTTTGCGCCATTGCCCGTGCGTGCCCCGCCACCCGCGCCACGCCCTGCCGCAGCCGGGCCAGCGCTGGCGCCATTGCGGCCAGCGCGCGCGCCGCACCCAAGCGTTCGGCGCGGCTTCGGTCTGCCTCGTTCATGCGCCATCCTCATCCCAACAGCGGGTCGACCAATCGAAGCGGCGGCCAGATAGGGTGCCGAGCGCGACCACCCATGCGGTCCGGTCGGCGGCCGGCAGGCTGAACGCCACATCGAAGGGCACCCCGTTCCGCACCAGATACAGCGCGTCGACCAGATCGGGGTGCCGGCTCAGTTTCCCACCGGAATATCCGGCCGGGCGGCTTCCTGGGCGGCGAACGCATCGGCGATGGCGGCAATCCCCGCATCGCCAAGTTTGCCCACCAGCGCTTCGAGTTGCTGTTCGTTGGCGGGCATCGGCACCGGCACGCCATCGATCGCGCTGACCGCGAAGGCCAGATAGGCGATGCCCAGATAGGCCTCGTTGTTCGCCAGCTCCGTGCCCACCGCCTTGAACAGCCGCAGCCGATCCAGCACGTTCATGCTGCGCAGGGTGTAGCGGCGGCCGTCGGCGCCGGTGGCCTCGAACCAGGCGGTGTCGCGCAGTATCTGGACGGTGGGGCTGGCGCTCACAGGCGCACCCGCGCGGCGGCGAAGAATTCCAGCTTCTGCTTCACCGCCCCGTCGCCGCGCCATATGCCGGCGTTGACCAGGCGGAACACCACGCCGGTGTATTGATAGGTGCTGGTGGAGCCATCGGGTTCGTTGACGTATTGATACACCTGGCCATAGGGCAACGAACCGCTGGTGCGATAGGCCACCTCGGCGGCGGCGATGAAGTCGTCCACCGCGCTCGATCCGCGCTCCACTTCGAAGCTGCCTTCCCAGCCCTTCGGCAGTTCGGTGGCCATCTGGATGCCATCGAGCCGGTCCACCCGCACCGGCTGGGTCACCTGGTTGCTCTGGAACGCGGTGACGTAGCTGAGGTCGACGCGCCCCTGCGGTCCGATCACCACAAGCTGGCAATCGCGCCCGATCGAAAACTGTGTAGCCGCCATCTATATGACTCCAATGAACGGGGTCGGGGGTCTATGCCCCGGCGGGGCCCCCTGCTTATGCTCGGCGCGGGCGGAGACCCAAGCCTGTTTTTCTACTGGCCGGTCGGCAGGGTTTGGCGCTGCACCGTCACCGTCTGCCCGCCCTCGATATTGACGATGAACACCTCGTTGATCGCCTGATACTGCACCTGCGCGTCGGACTGCACATAGCCCAGCGCGGTGCGGCTGGAGGGATTGTTGGTGGTGTCGCAGATCACCGAATAGGGTGTGGATCCATCGGTGCTGCCCAGCATGCCTTGCAACTGCATGTTGGCTAGGAACTGCAACTGGGTCGCCCGGATCTGGTTGAACAGCGTGCTGTTGATCACCTGGCCTACGTATTGGCCCATGCCGGCATTCAGCGTGGCGGCGATGTAGTTGGTCATGCGGGTGTAGTTGTCGCCGTTGATGGCCGCGTTGCTGCTGGAATTATGTCCGCAGCGCACGCCCCAATAAGCGCCGCCGGGCTGCGGATTGCTGATCACGTCGATGCCGGCGGAGAACAGGGTTTGCAAATCGGCGCTGGCGTAGGCGGTGGACTGCGCGCTGCCCGGCTGGCCGGATTTCTGCGTGCCGATGATGCTGAAGAGCTGCTTGTTCAGCGCGGATTGCTCGGGCGACACGTTGGCCAGCCGGCCAGCCACGAAGCCTTGCGGGCTGACCAGGCGGATCACCTGGTTCACCGCGTCGTTCCACCACACCCAATCGCCGAACATCAGCTTGAACGCATAGCTGTCGATGCCGGCGTTCTGCTTCACCGTCACCGCGTCTGCGATGGTGTCTCCGGCCGGTCCCACGCCGATCATATACACGCCTTCGCTCAGCCCGAACGCCACCTGGTTGGTCCATTGCGTGCTGTCATCGGCATCCGCCAGCAGACCGATGCTGCAGCCTTGGCTGCGCAGCGCGTACATGCCGGTGCGCGGCAACGTATCCACGCCCACCAAGGTTGCGGCGGTGACGCCGGCGGCGCCATCGGTGCCGGCCGAGCCGTAGCTGAACGGATAGCTGCCGGCGGTGGGGTTGATGCTGAAGCTGTTGCCCAGGGCGGCGGTAACGATCTGGCTGGGCCCGCGCAGCACGCCGTTGCCGTTGTTCACCGCGGCCACCAGGTTCTGGTAGAACGCCTCGCCGGTGCCGGGAATATTGTTGAACAGCTCCGGCGGCGTGCCGGGCAGGCTGACGGCCATGCTCCAGGTATTGGCGGCCGATCCGGCGCTGAAGGTCACCACGATCTGGTTGCCGAGCGAGCCGGTATAGCGCGCCGTCAATACCAGTGGACCGCTCGATCCGGTGTAGAATACACCGAGCTGAGCGGCGGTATCGGTGCCGTCGGTGGCGCGCACGCAACAGAAATTAGCCGCGCCCTGCTGCACCGCGGTGGCGATCTGGGTGCCCATATCGTATTTGCGGGCAATCAGCGGGCCGAAATTGGCCGCATACTCGGCCATGCTGCCCACACTGGTGGGCTGGCCCACCGGGCCCCAGCTCGCGCTGCCCACCACGCCGACCAGATCGGTCGGCACGCCGTTCAGCACAAGGTTCTGCGGCGCCACGATCTGCACATACAGATCCGGCACGATCAGCGCGGTGGTGTTCAGCGCGCCTTGCTGCACGATGGGCATGTGTGTGGGTCTCTCGTTCTATGTCGCGGTGAAGGGCGGATCAGGACAAATGCAGAATGGGCGCGCCCGCCACGGCATCGTTGGCGAAAATGCCGATCAGCATGCTGGGCTGCACCTGCACCAGGGTGGTGGTGTATTCCACGCTGTAGGTCAGCTCGCGGCGGAACAGCGGTAGCGGAGAAAGATCGTCACTGGCCTGGCTCGCGGCGTAGATCATGCGTCCGGCGCTGCCATCGGCCAGCGTGAGCCACGGCGCCTGGGCGAACGCCGCGTCCAGCGCGCCGGCGCTGGCGTCGCGGCTGATCGGATCGGCGCACCACAGGGTTAGCCGGAAATCGCAGCGCTGGCGCCTGGTGGGCAGTAGCGCGGTCTGATCGGCCTGCACGCGGCCGATCAGCCGGCTGACGCCCGGCACTGTCACCGCCGCGCCGTTCACCGTGGCCGCGAGCTGCTGATTGATCAGCGCAGCAAGATTGGCGGCAACCGAAGCCGGCGTGTCGCCGGCCCGGTGCGATAGGCAAATCCGCTATCGCCGGCCAGAATCCCGGCGAGCTGACCCAGCGCAGCGGCGCCGCCGAACGTCACGGTATCGTTCGCGGTCGTAACCGTGAGGCTGGGGACGGCCGGGGCGGGAATTTCCCACGCCGCCGGAAACTGCTCCACCGGCGCGTGCGAGCCCGCCACCGCGGCGACCGAAACATGCTGAATTCCCTGGGCCAGATCGGCTTCCAGAGCGGCGTTGGCCGGCCAGCCGCGATACAGCCGGAACACCGCGCCGGTACTACTGGCGTTGGCGGTGCCGAGCGGATAAAGCGCCGCGGCAGCCAGCGCGACCAGCGCGCTTTCAACATCCGATTGATCGGCCATCAGCTTGCCGCCTGGCGCAAATCCAGCCGCCAGCCCAGATCGTTCAGCTCGGCCTGGCCCACCACGAAATTGCGTCCCAGATCGTCGGTCATGGCGTCGCCGCGCGCGAACACCGTATTGGCAATCACCGGAAGCAACGCCACCGCATCGGCCACGCGCGGGTCGGCGGGGATCACCCCCGCGCTGTGACCGCTGCCGCCGTGCAGCAGATTGGCGGGAAAGCCGGCCACAACGCTGGTTGCCGCGCTGCCGCCGCCATACGCGTTCACGCCGGCCAGCGCGTAGGTGGCGGGGCGGCTGACCCCGATCACCCGATTGGTCAACACGCAAGTGGCGGGCAACAGGTTCTGTAGCGCGGCGACAAACCAGGTTCGCCCGCCGACCTGCTCCACCAGATAATCTCCCGGCAACAGATAGGCGGAATCGAACACGCCATACCACACCGCGTTGGCCGGCAGCCCGGCGGCGCCGAAGCCCGGATCGCGCGGGTTGAACGCCGCCGACAATTGCAGGAAGCGGTTGCCGGGCGCCAGCGGATCGGCGCTGCCAGCGGGACGATAGGCGTTGCACACCACGCCGATTGCGCGCGCCGCGGTGCCCATGCCACGGGCGATCAAATCCTGCAAGATGGTGCCGTCCATGGGCTAAACCACCAGCGTGATGTTGCCGCCCGAGGCCAGCCCCGGCCCCGGCGGCACGCCTAGGAACGCGCACAGCCGGCGCCGCCAATCGTCGAACAGCGCCGCCCGGTCTGCCACTTCGCGCGCGTTGTGGGTCCATACCGCCGCCTGCGCGGTATCCAGATTGCCGCCGGCGTTCGGCACCGCGGCCTCCAGCGTATACAGAAAGGCAAGCTGGTTCAGCACCACCTGCTGCTCGGCCGGGGAGAGGTTCTGCAGCCGGTATTCCAGCAAGCCATAGGCCTGGAAAAACCGCCACGACTGAAACCCCGAAGGGCTGCCGCCATAGGCCGGATAGCCGCAGAACCGGCGGATGTCGGTAAGCTGGGCATCGGTGAACATGCAGGCCCCGCCTGAGTTGATTGTGTCAGTAAACCGTGCCGTCGCCGCGGCTGACGTACACGGTGCCGGTTCCCGACGCCAACACCACCGAGGCGGTGCTGGCGATGTTGCCACAATGAATCAGCATCCGCGCATTTGCGGGTATCGGCATGTCGGCCGCGCTCGCGGTCACCGTGCTGTCGGTGCCGAAGCGGATGAACGCAACCGCCGCACTGGTGTTGGTCACCAGCACCGCCTCGCCGTGCCCGGCGATGGAGGTGTAAGCGGCGGTGGTGCTGGCAGCGATGGTGGCCGTCAGGGCTGGCCGGAACGGCTGCGTTGAACCCGTGGACATGCTGTGATTTCCCCGCTCAGCCCGCGTGCTCGATCATCACCGCGCGCTTGAAGGCGGCGTTGGTGGCGGTGGGAATGGTGGTGGGGTTGGTGGTGGTGTCCGAAGGCGTGCAGAAGCCGCCGATCCAATACCAGCTCTGCGCGATGATCTGCTGCAACCGGTCGATCGGCTCGCGCGTCACCATCGCCACGCTATCGATCACCTGCACGATCGCGTCGCTGGGGGCCACGTCGCTGGCCGCCATGCCCGCGTAGTCGCCTTCGATCAGGGCGCCCTGCCCGGTCACGATCGGCCGGCGTACAAAGACGTTGGCAAGCGTGGGGTGCGCCTGCACGAAAGCCTCCGTGGTGGGGCAGAACCGCAGACCGAGGAAATCGTTGGTCATGCCCTGGCGGAACACCTGGTTCGCGCTGGTCGCGCCCTGGAACAACTGCTTGAAATCAGGATCGGCGAACAATTGCCGCGCCGATACCGGGTCGAGGTAGCAATTATAAGCGCCCTCGATCATCGGCACCGCGTTGAGCCGCAGTTTGGAGACGGCGTCGAGCAGGTTGCTCATGGTCAAGGTGTCCGAGGCCGTCAACGCGGCGGTGGTGGTGCGGCTCGATGGCCGCACGATCACGCTGGCGGTGGCGGCCTGCACCGCGTTACCGGCGGTCGCGTCACTCACCAGCACGTTGCCGCTGAAGGTCAGCACGCCGGAAATGCCGTTCGGCGCGGTGGAGACGTTGGTCAGATCGGGCGCGGCGCCCACCAGCGTGTAGGCGGTCGCCCCAACCGTCACCGTCAGCGTGGTGGTCGATCCCACGGGGGTCTGCACGCCGTTGACGAAGGCGTATTGAAAGCCGCGGATATCGTCCACGCTCACCGTCGGTCCGGCCGAGCCGGCCGTTACCCGCACCCGCGTGTTGCCGCCGAAATAGGCGTTGAACAGCGCATTGCGGGCAATCTCGTCCAGGCTGCGCGCGGCCTGTTCGCCATTGATCGCCGCGTTCAGCAGGAACTGGCTGGCGATACCCACGCGTGAGGTCACCATATTCAGATCGGTGGTGGCGGCGTAGGAGTTGATGCTGATGGTGTATTGCTCGATGTTGAAGCTGGCCGGCGTCAACCCGTTATCCAGGTTGGTGTTGGTGGCGGGCGCCAGCGGCGTGGTGATGGAGGGTTTCAGCCCCGCGCGCGTCTTGGTCAGCGTCTCGCCGATGCCAACGGCGAATTCCTCGCGGTCGGCGCAGGCGCGATAGCCGAGCTTGGAATGCAGCGCCGCCTCGAACTCGCGTTCCAGAAAGCCAAGCTGGATGATCGGCTGCAACGCCGCCGGAAAGTTTTGAATGCCCATGGGGGACTGCCCTTGATTGATGGAGGTGACGGGGATCAGAGGAGAAACGTTGCAGCCAAGATCAGGCCGATTGCACCGCCGCGTGATCGGTGGCGAGCTGCGCGGTCAGCGCCGCCCATTGCTCCGCGGTGGGTTCGGCGCCGCTGGCCAGCATGGCCTTGATGCTGGCGAACAACGCGATCGCCTGCGGCGTATCCTGCACCACGGTCTCGATCATGCCGAGCAAGGCCAGGATGGTTGCAAGGCTCATTTTATTTTCCCCCATGCTGGACAAGGTATTGGCTGAATGCGTTCATCGCCGCCTGGGCGGCGGCCAGCTCGTCGGCGGTGGCGTTGTCGCCATTGGCGGCCAGCGGCTGAATGGCGGTATAGGCGCGCGCATCCAGCGTCTTGATCTGCGCGATCACGGCGGCGTCGGCGGCGGGCGATTGTTCATAGGCCGCCGCCAGCTTTTCCGCCGTGTCCAGCGTTGCCGTCAGCGCATAGGCGCCCTGGCTGAGGCCGGTGGCGCCGCCGGTGCAACCGGCAAAAGCGAGGCAAACCGCGGCGATGGGTGCATGGCGTGTCATAGGTCCCTCTATGTTCGTAGCATTATGCGCTGGGTTTGACTGGTGCAGCGTTGGCGTAGTTGCCGGCGGCCAGGCGCAGCACCGCATAGGCCGTGCGGTACCAACCGGAGCTGGCCGCGCCCGCCACCGGCAGCCATGGCATCAGGCCGTGCGCGATCAGCGCGATCAGCACCGCGCCGGCGCCGATGGCGCTTGCCGCGCGCACGCCGAACGCGGCGGTCAGCGCCGCCATGACATTGGCATCCATTGTGGTTTCTCCTCGGAATTTAGCGGCGCTTGAGCAAATCGGCGCGCGCGCTACGCCATTCCTCATGGCTCATTTCGGTCGCCAGTTTCTGTTGCGGCGCCTGGGCCGCCGGCGCGCGCGCGCCGGAGCTGGTGGAAACGCCGCCGAACAACCAAGGCTTGGCGCGTTTAAGCTGCTGCATCAGCGCCGCGGCTCCTGGAACCTCGCCCTTGTCGTCGATGCTGAGCGTGTAGATCTCGGCGAGCTTAATGCCGTCCAGATCCACCATGCCCGCCCGCAACGCCTCGGCTTTCAGCTCGGCGCGGATCAACCGTTGTTCGGCCGCGCGCACCGTTTCGGCCAGATCGCGTTCGGCCGCCTGCGCCCGCGCGCGCCAATCCTCCGCATCGGAGTTCAGGTCGTCGTTGCTCATGCTGGCTCCCGGTCCTGCGCGATGCGCGCCAGTTCGGCGTTCACGTCGGCGATGTCGTAGGTATCGGCGAGCGATTGCACCGCGGTTTGCCGGCTGATCTGCCCCGCGGCCGCCAGCGTCGCCAGCGATTGCGCATCCTTGGCGCGGTCGTCGGCGGTCGAGGGCGTCCAGCGCGGCCAGTTCAGCGTCAGCCGTGCGGCCTCATCCAAACGCCCCACCGGGTGGCCGGCGATCACCAGTTTGTACCGCGCGGAGGCGCGCAGCACCATCCGTAGCAGCGGCAGCAGGCCGCCCTCGCCGTAGGAAATCCGCAAATTGTCAGCCAGCCACACCAAGCCTTGCTGCATCAATTCCAGCGCCCGGCCCGATGCGGCGGCCGACAGGCGCGAGGCGTCGGCGCGATTGCCATGCACGCTCTCCAGCGCGAATTCCCGCAACGTGCGCACGTAATCGATCACCGCGGCCGAGGCGGTGCCGCCGATCTCCAGCAGCTTGGCGTCGCCTTTTTCCGAAACCACCAGCGCGTTGCCCGCGCCCCTGACAATCTCGGTGTCGGACGCCGCCGGTTCCTTGATCAGCAAGGTGGGATCGGAGGAATATTTCAGCCCCCGTCCAGCCTGACTCAACTGATAATCGATCTCGATCGAGGTCGGAATGGCGGCGCGGAACGTGCACGCGCCATCGATCTCGTCGCCGCCGGGCAGATTGCGGATCCACACCAGCGGCACGAAGCCCAGTTGATGCTGCGTGGTGCGCAGGCTATCCACCACCGGATCGGCCGGCGGCGCGTCCGCGCGCACCGGATCGAACCAGGTTTCCGCGCCGTCGTCCCAGCAACGCTGGAACCAGTACAGCGCCGCCGGATCGGCGATGTCATAGCCCTGCTCGAGCAGGTCCGCACCGGCTACCTTGTAGCGCTCCACCACGCGCAGCAGCGTGTCGGGCGCCTGCGGGTCCCAGTGCGGCGTCAAATAGGTGGTGTCGTGTACGGAGAAGAACACCCGCCCGCGCAGCACCCGCATCAGCACGGCGACCGAGCCCACCGCGCCGCGCAGCGCCGCGTCGATCATTACCGCGTTCAGCCGCGTCTCGCGCATCAGATCGGCGATCGCCTCGGCCACCGCCTGGTCCGGGCAGGTCACGGTGGGGAAATGGCCCTCGCTGAACAGCAGCGCCACCGCGTCTTCCACCACCACGCGGCACAGCCCATAGCGAACCGAGGGCTTGCGCGCCCGCAACGGCACGTAATCGCCGCCGGCCGAGCGCTCATCGTGAAATTCATAGGGCAGCACATCGTACAACGTGCCGTCCAGCACGCGGCGCAGAATATCCAGCCTCCGCACGCGCGTGGAGTAATCCGCGTCGCGCGGGATCATGGTGCAGATGGTGTCGAACATGAAAATCCCAAACTCCGCTGCCGGCGGCAGCGCCGGCGGGCTATCGGGCCATCAATTCCAGCGTCAGCCGGCGTGCCGGGGCGCCGGTGTCGCACAGCGCGGACAGCGCGCGGCTCAGCGCGTCCACCTGATCGTCCTTGCGTCCGTTCGGAAAACAACAGATTTCGTCGATCAGCGCGGCATTCCACGAAGCCCGCACGAACGCCACGTTGCCGCCGGCAATCTGGCTGGCGATCGGCGCCGCCCGCGTCATTTTCGGGCCGGTCTCGGGGCTGGCGGAGACCCGGTATCCCGCCAGCCGGCCGATCAGATACTGCGCCTGCATCTTGCCGGCCTGGCCGGGATCCTGCGGCAGGCTGATCGCGGTGCCCGGCCCGTCGCGCGCGGCGGTCTGCACGATGGCGGCTTCCACCTCATGCGGGCCGCCGCGCAGGCGCACCACGTCCAGCACCACAATCCGGCCGCTGGCCTCGCGGCCCAGTTTCACGCCCACGGTCCAATCCGGATCGCTCTTGCCCAATTGGCTGGTCGCGGCCAGATCCCAGCCCCGCGCCGATGCCACCGGTTCGGCGGTATCGATGATGGCGATCGCGTCGGTGCAAACCAGATTGTCGCCGAGCGGGCGCGGGGTTTGTTGAAACAGCGCCGCCCAGCCGCGCTCGCCGATGCTGGCGCGCTTGCGTTCAAGCTGCGCCGCGTCCTCCCATTCCGGCCATAGCGGCGCGCCTTCCGGCCGTCCCAGCGGATCGCCGGGCTCGGCTAGCGCCGGCAGACGGATGCAGCGCCAATCCGGCTCGCGGTCCAGCAGCCGGCCGCCCAGGTCGTCCTCGTGCCAGCGCGTCATGATCAGCACCACGCGCCCGCCCGGTTTCAGCCTGGTCAGCAAATCCGACCGGTACCAGTTCCACAGATGGTCGCGGCGTTGCGGGCTGTCGGCGTGCTCGAAGGATTTCACCGGATCGTCGATCAGGATCAAATCGGCCCGCCGTCCGGTAATGCCGCCATGCACGCCGGCGGCGAAATACCCGCCGCCGGCCAGGGTGCGGAAATCCCCGCGCGCCCGCCGGCCGCCCAGCGGCGTGCCCAGCAGCGGCCCGTGCTCGGCCAGCAGCGTGCGCACCCGGCCGCCGAACTCCTCGGCCAGCGAGGCGGTGTGGGAACAGGCAATCACGCTGCCGCGCGGCTGCAGCGCCAGCCACCAGGCCGGAAAGATCACCGAGCCATACGTGCTCTTGGCCGAGCCGGGCGGCATCAGCACCATCAGCCGGTCGGTGATCCCGGCGCGCACATCCACCAGCGCGTCGATCAGCAGCCGGTGGTGGGCGGCCGGCAGGTGGCCCGGCGGCAGCGCATATTCCGCCCAG